TAAGGGCCAATGAAGAGGGTTAATCTTCGTCCGCCCTTACGATTTTTATTGGAGGAAAGTGGGTGGAATGGGGATTTCAAAGGGCCAAAGCGAAAACCATAAGCAAAAAGAGTGGATTTGCTTACGATTTTCACCAAGAGGGTGATTTTCGGGGGAAATGGGGAAAATGAGGAAAATCGGAGTGGTTGTGCCAAATTTTGGCACAAATAGGATAACTATTTTCACATATATTCAAATAGAACAAAAGTTTATCTTGTGCTATCTATTGTAGTTCTTCAATAAATTACGTAAATTAGTGAAAAATTATTTTGCTGAGGAAACGAAAAACCCCAACTACACTAACTACACTAACTACACTTGAAGTAAATGAATGAATATTAACGAAATAAGGTGTAGTTGCGGTGTAGTTGAAGAACTACACTCCAACTACATTCAACTACACTTGGGCAGTCTCCAACTACACTAACTACACATTTTCGAGGGTCAACTACACCTCGTTTTTGGTTAACTCATTGAAAATCAAACATAGCTTCAAGTGTAGTTGGTGTAGTTGCTGTTTTTGCGAAAAATGTGGCTATAATATTTGATGAACTGTGAAATGCTTGATGTCAAATTGAAAGTGGATTCGCCGATGATGGCGGATTATCTGGCTTACCTGTTCCCGCCTGACAGTCCGGGCGGGCCTCTGAAAGTCTATGCCCGAAACAGCATAGGCAGGCTTCTCGTGGCTCATTGCAAGGTGGCGGAGGGTCCGGTGGCTCTGGAAGGCGACAAGGTCGTGGATCTGGAGTTGCCAAGCGACATCGCCACGGCTCCTATGAGGGATAAGTTCCTTTATTATGACAAGTACAGCACGGTGGCGTTGAATATGGCGATCAACGCCTTCTTTGACATCGAGTTCAAGCAGTACTACCTTGCCGGCTACGAGCTCGGAGTCCAGAAGAAGGACATAGTCACTGCGTTCATCGTGTCGAGGGGATTGTTCAGCACCGACTATTTCGACGCGCTGCACAAGAGGATCTACAGGCAATCGCAACAGACGCTGGACAAACTGGTGAAGAAACTTATCAACAAGGTGGATTACATCAACAGCAGTATAAACATAAACGGATTGAAAGATGATCAGAATCATTGACTCATTGCAGGCCCAGAGCCTTGACAGACAGGATGGAGTCTGGCATAAACTTGCGCTCGTTCCAGGGACCGCCACCATCGAGCGGTCGGAGAAGACGGAGGATGCCGGGAGGCTGGCCACCGTCAAGATCAACGCCACACTTTCGGAGTCCTCGGAGATTATGAGGGACAACCTTATATTAAAGGTAGGATTCTGCCACGGGGACGATGAGACTTACGGCACCGAGGACTTGCCTCTTGCCTTCGAGGTCAACGAAACCAACACCTTGAAGCTGTCCAGCTCGTATCAATTCCCTGTCTTTTAGCGTGTCCTTTCCTTACGGGTGTCTCGCTGGTATCTTTGCGTAAACATTGATTAACAAGATGAAAGCAGACACATTCCAACTGGCAAGGGACATCGTTCAGGGAAAGTGGCTGGTCTCCAATCCGGAGCAGCTGCTTCCTATCGCTCGTGCTTTCCTCAGCAAGACTCCGGTTGAGATGGAGGTGAAGTCGGCGGTGGTCTCCACCGTGGCCGATTCCGGTGCTGGGGCCGGGAAAGCCAAGAGTGTCGCCATTGTTCCGCTTCACGGCACGATGACCAAATACGACACCTGCGAAAGTTACGGGACAACGTTCATAGCAAACAAACTCCGGGAGATGGCCGATGATGAAAATGTCATCGGCATCGTCCTGGACATAGACTCCCCTGGCGGAAGCTGCTCGGCCATACCGCCGATGCTTGAAGCTATCAGCTACGCCAAGGCCCACAGGAAACCGGTCTATGTGCACGCTGACTGCTGCGCCTCGGCGGCCTACTGGGTGGCCTCACAATGCGATGCTATCTATATGGACAACGATCTCTCAGAGGTCGGCTCCATCGGTGCGATGGCTGTCTTCGTTGACAATTCAGCAACCAACCCATCAAACGGGGAAAGGACTTTAGTAGTCTATGCCGATGAGTCCTCAGAGAAGAACAGGGCCTATAGGGAAGCTCTGGCCGGAAACTTCGAGGCCGCCAAGGCGGAGCTCAAACCGCTGGTGGAGCAATTCCAGAATGCGGTCGTGTCCGGAAGGCCGAATATTCAGAAAGAGGAGAAAGGAGTTCTGAGCGGCGCGATGTTCGGCACCGCTGAGGCGTTGCGCCTGAATATGGCCGATGCCAAGAAGACCCTTTCCGAGACCATCGAGGCGGTCTTCGCACTCACAAGCGTTTAACCAATCTTTTTCATAATGGATAAGAAAACTCTCAACAATTCCAAGATGGGCCGACTTGTGGCCCGTCTCTTCGGCAAGAGCGAGCTTGACGTCAAGGACGGCAAGGTTTCCCTTTCCGATCAGGAGCGGCAGAAGGTTCTGGAGAACTACGGCCAGGACTTTCTCGACAAACTGGAAAGCATCAACCTCGATGAGGAGGGTGATGCCGTGACCCTTTTCGACGCGGCTGTAGCCGCCAAGACGGCGGAAGCAACAGCCGCGCTGACAGCACAGATCGAGAAACTACAGAAGGACGTTGTCTCATTGGCTTCCGAGCCGGAGCCTAAGCCGGTTGCCACGGCAGTTCCTGCGTCCAAGGAGGCCAAGGTCTTTGCCATCAATATGGCGGCGGCACACAACAAGATCGTGAAGGAAGCCCTTGATTCCGTCAATCCTTACGCTTTCACGGCGATGGAAGACGCGTCTATCGACATCACGGATCTCAACGCCGAGTTCAAGATGACGATGCCTCCTAAGATGAAGTTGGAGCTCCTTAACAAGAGGATCTACAACGGATTCGATGACGCCAAGCATATGACCCGCATCCAGTCCAACACGGACTACATCGCAAGTGCGGCCATTATGTCCGAGGTCTCACAGCAGTTCACACCGAAATGGACTCCTAAGGGAACGCCCCATTTCACTCCGATCAGGATTCCTTATCGCCGTCACAAGCTGAACGTGCTGATCCAGCCGGCCGATGTGCTCAAGAGCTGGCTGCTCTATCTCTACGAGCAGGGCAAGACTATGGCGGATATGCCTATCACCCGCTACATCATCGAGAACCACATCCTGCCTAAGGTGCTGGATGACATCACCATCTCGATGATCGCAAAGGGTAAGTTCATCGATGCTGGCGTTGTCGCTGACGGTGACGCGGGCAAGGCCGCCAAGAACTCTATGGACGGTTTCGAGACCATCCTTGTGGAGGGCAAGTCAGACGAGAATTGCAAGATCAACTACTACAAGGCGGCAGCCGACCCGATGGCGATGTCGGACTCCGAGCTCCTCGCCTACATCGACGGCTTCGTTGACAGCATCTCCGGACTGTTCGCCCACATCGTGACCATCCACTGCTCCGAGCAGCTGCTCACCCGCTACAAGAGGGCTGACTTCGCCGTTAACGGCAAGTACACCGGCGTGGAGAATGACGGAAGCATCCGCTTCACCAACTTCCACCTCGTACCTCTGAAATCGATGTACAACTCCCCTATCATCTTCGCGACCCCGAAGGAGAATTTCGTGGAGCTTGTGGATCTCTCAAAGGCGGAGAACTGCATCGTCAAGATCGAGGAGCAGAACTACGATGTGAAGGTGTTCGGCGAGTACTCCCTCTCTACGGGCTTCAAGATCGCCGAGGCTGTGTATGCCGCCGTGCCTGATGGCTACACTCCTGTCGAGAGCATCGTCTCCGATGTTCCGGACACCGACAAGTGGGAGAACGGAAAGAAGGCTGCTGACAACACCAAGGATCAGGGTTCAGATACCAACCAGGATCAGGATCAAGGCGGTGCATAACCAAATAACAAGCGTGAATTATGGCTTACGTTAAATCATCAATTCCAAGACCTGGTGACGGCGCTGGTTGCGCCGCCACCAGAAAATCACAGATCATCCTCGTAGATGTGGAGGATGTCGCCAGCGAACCGACAAGAGAGGTTGGCAACTGCGTTGTAACTGGAGACCTCACATTGAAGACCGGCGCAAAGGCAATCTCCATCTATGCCACGGCTTCCACGATTCAGGTCACCGAGGAACTTTCCGGAGATCCGGACGCCGAGGGAATCAAGACCGGTATCGTGTTCGACCACCCGGGCAACTCAGTGGCCATCAAGAATTTCATCGAGATCTTCAAGAATCGTGGCGTGATCGCCATCGTGCAGGAGTGCGACGGAACAACTGCTGGCCGTCCTCAGATTATGGGACGTGTCTGCAACCCGCTCAGGTTGTCTCTTGAGACCAAGATGGACGGTGAGGCGACCAAGAGGACTCTTACCTGGAAGCAGGCGTTGCCTGACAAGTTCCTGGCCGGTGAATATGCCGGAGAGATGCCGGAGATCGCCGAGGACGCCACAAGCGCGACCGGAGGAGCTTAGCGGATGTCTGAGATCGACACAAAAGCCGTCAAAGGCGAGGTTGCGGGCAACCCTGTAAGCGGCGGAACGAATCTGGTTGTCTGTGCCTACGAGGGCACGGACGGCCAGTTGTCCAAAGTCTGGGAGAAGATGACAGGTGTCAAGCCTGTTGTCATCACGGTTGAACCGGACGCTGACATCCGTGACATTCTTGCCGGAATCATCGCCGACAACAATATCTCCGATGATTTCATCCTCGTGCCGGCCAACTGCGTTCCTTGCGCCAAGATTTCCATCGGAGAACTGGCCACACCGCTTGTGTTCCTTGACGTTCAAGGCAACAAGGTTTTCAGCGAAAGGCTGCCGAAACCGTTCTCCAAGGAGAAACTGGTGGAGATGCTTCCGGCGCAAGACCAGACAGCGGAGGAGTTCCTGAAGGACTACTTCAAGAAGAATCTCCATAGACCAATCGAGGCCGGATTCCGGTTCGGCAACATCGTGACTCCGGTCTATCGCGCGAATCCTTGCGAACATCTTGTCATCGAGGCGTTTGTCCGCAAGAAGTTCGTGTTCGCCACTCCTCAAGGCTATGCGGCCATCACACATCTGATTGACCAGTACCTGCTGAATGAGTAACGAGATTGACAGATGGATATGTTCGGGAGCCGAGGTCACTGAAGGACTTCGGCTCTTGAGCATATACGCGCCCAACAAGTGGCTCGACGCTCTTGTCAGGAAAGCGCCGAAGGAATATTCACACCTCCTGAAGAAAGCTTTGCTTCCGTTCGCCACAGAGGTTCCGTTCTCGCAGACATTGACGAAAGGCGGGCGGTTCCGGGAAGACTGGCCGTTCCTCTCCGAACCTGATTGCCCGACCGAACTGAAGGCCCTTGCCGCGGATATGATCACATCGTGGCACAACTATGTCAACGCCCACGAGGATCTGTTCAAATGCACCACTCCGGAAGAGTGCTTCGAGGCAGCGGAAAAAACGGTAAGAAATTTTTATCAAAATTCAGTTTCCCGCACTGAATTTCAATACTACAAGGAGCATCACCGGATTCTTGGCAAACATCCGATTTTCGCCTTGACAAAGAAACTGGACAACCTGAGACGGATGCCGATAACCGGACTTATCCGGAAAAGGCGCAATGTCCAGGATTCCATCTGGCGCGCGGAGCGGGAAATCAAGAAAGGCGACCGCCCTGACCTGAAAGTGTCAAGAGAGGAAAGGCTTTCCCGCCTGAAGATGACGCTCGATGAGATAAACCGAATGATTGAAGAATATGAAGGAACTGACAACCAAACTTCTCGATGATCTTTCATCCCTTGCGGCCATCGGCTGGACTGATGCCGAACTGGCCGGATTCCTTGACATCACAGAAAGGCAATTGGATGTCATCTTGGCTGATCCCGTCACGATAGATGATCAGCGGATCAGCAACGCCATCAAACGCGGCCAGCTGGAGAAGAGGGCCAAGATCGAACTTGCCGTCGTGCGTGGAGCTATGGGTGGCGACGCCGACTCCGTCGAGCAGTTCCGCGACATCGTCCGGGACAAAAGTTTCACCATCTCAAAGCTGGATCTGTTCGGCGGTGCCGAGAAAGAAGGCGCGTTCGAGAAGATTCAGGAATATATTGCTTCCGGATCAAAGGGCAACCTTTCCGACAAGGAACAGATCTACATCGACCTGCTGACGCTGATATATTCATTGGACGGCCAGTATGGCAAAAGGAGGACGATCAAGTTCCTGACCAGCGCCCCTTTCTGCATCCCCTACCAGCGTGCCGCGGACATATATTCAGAAGCCGTGGAGCTCTTCTTCTGCAACCGTAAGGTCTCCAAAGAGGCGATGCGCAACAAGATGGCGGATCAGTTCGACACACTCTATGTCGCCGCGAGGGACGCCGCCAAGACATCGAAGGACTATGCCGTGGCCGCTGACATCCTTGCCAACAAGGCGCGTGCCCTCCAGCTGGACAAAGATGATCCGGCCAAGCTTCCGGCTGAAATCTACCAGCCGATGTTCCGCCTGCTTTCCGCAACGCCAGAATCCATCGGACTTCCGGCAGCCAACCGTGATGAGCTGGAAAGGCAGATTGACACCGTGGTCGCTCCGGAGTCCGTCAAGAGACGGCTCAGGACCGATGCAGGCATCGTTGATCTCGACATCGTAAAATACCTTGAGGATGCAAAGGAAGAGAGTTAAACCTGAATCCACACAAGCCGCCTCCGTCCAGTACCAGAACCCTTTCGCCCAGATCGTGTCGCTGGCCGGCGCCTGTCAGAACCTCAATGTCGTGGGGCGTGGCGGAGCCAAGACAACCGACATCCAGGCCGAAAGACTGCTAGATGTCATCTATGATATGCCAGGAGCGCCCGTCGTCTGGGTGGCCGACACGTTCACGAACCTGAACGCCAACATCCTCCCTTCTGTTCTGGAGGGGCTGGAACGAAAAGGACTCCGTGAGGGTGTCCACTATGTCATCGAGAAGGAGCCGCCCACCTTTACAGATGCGGAAAAGGCTGATCTCCCGGACTGGCTGAAACCCCATTTCTGGAAGCCTTTCAACAAGCTGGTCTCCTACAAACGCACCATCATCTTCTACACCGGCACCAACATCCGGTTCGGCTCCCTTGACCGCCCGGCCACCCTTGCCGGAGCCTCCTACGTGTTCTGCTTCGGGGATGAGGTGAAATATTTCCGGGAAGACAAGATCTCCAACCTGCTGAAGGCAGTCCGTGGCTACAGGCAGGAATATGGTCACAGTGTCTTCTACCGAGGATTCAGTTTCACCACCGATATGCCGGACACCACGCACATCGGGGAATATGACTGGATCCTGAAATATGCCCACAATATGGACATCCCGGCTATCGTGCTTGTGCTGAAAGCCGGCCTGGTCTATAACGAATGCCTGCACGAGGCTGCCGCCGCCAAGGACAAATGGTTGAAGACCCACAGTGCCGATGACCTGAACGTCTATCGCAGCAAATGCCGTGTGGCCGAACAGTGGAAAGCCCGATGGACTGAACTTAGGATGCGTAAGGAAGCCAGGACTTTCTTCATGCTGGCATCATCCTACATCAATGTGGACATCCTCACAGAGCAGTGGTTCGGGGATGCCATCTCGGGTAAGCTTCCTGATCTGAACACGGCCATCCTCTCTATGCGCCCGTCCCTGGAATCAGGCGACCGCTTCTACACCTCCTTGAGTGAACGCCACTTCTATTATGATGGCACGGATGAGGAAGCCTACGATGGATTCGGACTGCTTGATCAGGAGGATTGCAGGGTGCTGAAATATCTCGATCTGGACAAACCGCTCATCGCAGGAGTGGATTTCGGGAATATGTGCTCGATGTCCATCGCCCAGAATGACACCGAGAAGGGACGCTCGTGCCTGCGTGTTGTGAAGTTCCTCTACACTCTTGCGCCTGAATATGTCCCTGACCTTGGAGAGAAGTTCCGCGCCTTCTTCGCACCTGTGAGGCGCAAGACCCTGATGCTGTACTATGACCGTGCAGGCAACTCCTACAAGTCCGTGGGTGAGGATCAAGTCGGCAAGTTAAAGAAGGCTATTGAATATGATGAATCCGGCCGCCGCACAGGGTGGACGGTGCAGCTTATGTCCATCAACCAGGGCAACATCGGGCAGCCGGAGGAATATTCATTTATGCAGGAGATAATGAGTGAGCGTAATCCACGGTTGCCGGTGATTCGCATCGACGCGTATGCGGCCAAGCATCTGAAGCTGTCATTGGAGAAGGCAAGGACTGTGGTCAGGAACGGGGTTGTGTTCAAGGATAAGAAAAGCGAGAAGTTACCGGTCGAGCAGCTGCCTACGGAGTCCACCAACCCATCAGACTCATTCAAGTATCTTGTGATGACCAAGCAACTCAGAGGCGTGGCCAGCGGAAAGACGATGCTGCCGTCCTCGGCGACGGATCCTCGTGCGGTCGGGAAAAACAAGGACTGAGCGGGGCGTGCGCCATATATCACCCTCGGGAAGGAATCGCAATTGCGATTCTTCCGTTGCGCGGCCCGGGCTCTTTTGCGTCCGAAAAAGTGCGTTTTTGCCGCGGCGGGGTGCAAGGCTTTGAACCACTTGATTTTGACGGGAATATATTCACAAAACAAGCCCGTTTGGCTGAAATAGCCGAGCCTTGGGCTGTAGTTTCCGGGTTGGGCGTGGTGTCCTTTTTATCGTCTTGGGAGGTGGCTAACTTTGTGATATGAACGTATATGAAGCATTGACGGAGATGAGGCGACTGTCAGAGGAAGACAGGAGCTTCAGCTTCTCGTTTATGAGCTATAACCCCACGAAAGGCACAAGCGACGGGATCGTCTATGTCCGGCGCGGGGTGCTGAGACATAGGGAAACCAAGGAGCACAACAAGAACGCTGACATCATCGAGGGCTACACGGATCTGGAGACCGGAGAGCCGAGGCGTTTCTACCAGCCGCTTCTGATGACATTCAACGGACAAAAACTGATACTCGTATGAGCAGAATCGAAAAAATATCCGACCACACATCCGTTCTGCGGCTGAACGATGGCCGGGCTTTCGCGCTTTCCAACAGGAGGGACAGCAGTCTGGACTCCGTGTTTTGGATGGCGCAACAGAGGAACTGGGAACAGTTGCCCCAGACGATTTGCGGACAGAAGATCGTGCCGTTCGGCCACGACAACAATCTGCCGGTGCACCTAAGGGACATCCTGGACGAAAACAATCTTGGTCCGGGAATCCTTGAAAGGCAGATGGGGCTTCTCTACGGCCAGGGCGTGTTCCTTAACCGGCTGGCTTACCAGGAAGGAAACATCGTGCATAACTGGGAGGAGGACAGGGAGATCCAGGCGTGGCTGGACAGCTGGGACTATATTAGCTACATCAAGGGGTGTATGACCGATTACCTGCATCTGAAAGGGTTCTTCGATGCCAAGTATCTGGAGAAAGGCCGGAGAATAGGCAGGGAGCCAAAGATAGCCTATCTTGAGCATATTCCTTCAAAGAACGCAAGGCTGGAGTGGACGGACAGCAGGGAGATCAAGGACGTGAAACACATTGTTGTCGGGGATTTCGAGCATTCCTGCGTGGGGACGGGCGTAAGGGTCTATCCGGTCTATGACAGGAAGAATCCAGGACGGTTCGGAGCGTCGGCATCGTACAACCACACATATTCATTCGCAAGGGATTTCTATGCTGTGCCTCAGTATTGGGGAGCGTTGCGCTGGATTGTCAAGGGTTCGGAGATTCCGACCATATTCAAGTACGTGACGGACAACGGAATCAACCTTGCTTATCTGGTGAAGGCTCCCAAGGAGTACTGGGAGGAAAGGCGTGACCGTCTTAGGATGGTTCATCCGACTTGGGATGACACCAAGGTGGAGAACGAGATCAGCCGGTTGACGGAGGATCTGCTGTTGCAGATGCAGGATGTGCTCAGCGGCAAGGAGAACGCTGGAAAGTTCTTCTATTCGCTCGATATGCCGTCTGAAAGCGGCGCGGGGCGTGTGTCCTGGTCCGTGGAGGCGATAGACCAGAAGATGAAGGACTTTGTGGAGGCTCAGTTGAAGATCTCGGAGGCTTCGGCATCTGCGATCACATCCGGAATGGGGCTGCATCCGTCGCTGTCGAACGTGATGGTGAACGGCAAGCTGGCATCAGGATCTGAATTGTTGTATGCCTTCAAGCTGTTCCTGCTTTCGGACACGGAGATCGCCTCACAGACGATTCTGGAGCCGATCAACCAGGCGATAGCGTTCAATTTCCCTGGAAAGGGGCTGAAACTTGGGTTCTTCCACAAGCAGTTGTCGGCGGAGGATGCCCTTACTTCCTCGGCCAGGATTAAAAATCAGTGATTATGACGGATTTGTTCAACAGAAATCGGGACGGTTCCAAGGAACTTGAGGATCTGACCGGCCAATGGTACGCTTCCTCTCCTTTCAGGCTGATCGAGACGGAAATCCGGTTCGCCACCGATGAGGTGGCGCGGCTTGTGAGTCCGGAGGTGGTCAAGGAGGCCGCGGAGGCTTACGATGAGGATGAGAAACCGGAGCTTGTGGCCGCTGTGAGGCTTCCGGTGGCTTGTCTGGCGTTGATGCGGTACGCTAAGCTTTCATCCGTGTCACACGAATCGACCGGACGGAAGGTCAAGATCGATGACAATGAGAGAAGTCCTTACGAATGGCAGATAGACAGGGATGACAGGGCAATGAGGGAGCGGTATTTCAGGGCTCTGGACGCTTTGTACACCTACTTGGAGACTTCAGGCAACGAGAACTGGAAGACTTCGGCCAAGAGGATGATGACGGGCGAATCCATTGTCAGGAATATTCAGGAGTTCGAGGCGGTCTATCCCATCGATGGGAGCTATTACGTCTATTATCTGTTGCAGGCGCTTGTGATCGAGCGGCAAAGGGCGGTCATTGAGCCGTTCGCAGGGGATAAATGGGCTTCGATTACTGACGGTTCGGCTGAGCCGAGGGCGCTTTCGCTGGCCAGAAGGGCGGCGATACTAAGTGCGGTGATCGTGGCCGGAACGAGGTGGAGCCTTGAGGTGTTTCCTATCGAGATCGCAAGGCGGTTCTCCCCTACCTATCAGGGCAACAAGTCCAACCGTGTGGCCACGATGGATGAGATTGACTGGTATGTCGGCAATCTGAAAAGTGAGGTCAAGGACGCTTTGACGGATTTGTCGGCTCTGATCAGCGAAGATAAGGCGGATCCTAAGCTTTTGCCTGTGAATGACAGGCGGAACAAATTCTTTACCACCGAGTGATGAACACGATTGAGGTTTTCGAGACCGGCAAGGTCGTACAGGTGCCTGGTTCGTGGAGAGAAATGACTCCGGAGCAGGTGCGTGGGGTATTCCGGATCTTCGAGAGGTGTCTTAGGCGTGGGGAATCGCCGTTGGACTTCAATGTGAGGGTCTTGTGGATGCTGCTTGGGGTGCGGAGGACTGTCAAGGGATGGTTTGCCGACATATTCGCCGGCCACAGGCCTACTTTAAGGGATGAGAACGTCTATCTGATGTGCGAGAGGTTCCTCGGATTCCTTTTTTCGGAGGAGTCGGCGGCGCTGACGTTTGATTCGGTCGCCAATCCGATGCCGGTGGTGCGTTCGGGGCTTGTTTGGCTTCACGGTCCGGGGGAACTGCTCCAGGATCTGACGTTCGGGGAGTTCAGGCACGCATCCGCCGCAATCAACAGGTTTTTCAGGAGCCACGAGCCGGAGGATCTGGATGAATGCATCGCTTTCCTGTACAGAAGACGTTGCCGGAAGGCCAACAGGGCAGGTCGGATGGTGCCGGATGTGGACCAACGGAATGCACGTGGGCATATTCATAGAGCGTCGAGGTTGAAGGGGTGGCAGAAGAATCTCGTGATGATGTGGTTCGCGGCTTGCTTGAAGTACCTTCAGTCGGGTGTTCTGGAGATTAACGGGGAGGAGGTTGATTTGTCGAAGCTGTTCGCCGGGGATGAGAAAAGTTCGGGGATAAGCTTCGGGTGGAATGATTTGTTGGTCGAGGTGGCTAAGGAGAACACGCTTGGCAACATTGACAGGGTGGATGAGGAGCCGTTGTTCTCGGTGCTGTCGATTATGTGGCATAACTATAAGGAGAGAAAGAGAAATGAGCAGATTATCAAGGCTTCAAAGGCTCACTGAGTACCTTGCGGGGTTGAAGATCCATTCCTGCTGCTGTTGTGAGCACATCGATCCGATTTGCACGACCGCGCAGTCGGACGCCACTTCCAAGCTGGCGCATCTTTCGGGTGTGCAGGTGGTGGTCGCGCGTCCGGAGGTGCATCAGCGTGGGGATTCCGATTCGTTCCGTGAAGAGCTGGGGACGGTGATCTTCGTGTTGGAGAAGGGGCTTGGGCTGGACAAGACGGAGGAATCGGAGAATGAGCAGTATTCACGGCTTCTGGAGATTGCGGATTTAATTCTGGCTTACATCACGGAGGAGGCTTCCAGCTATAATTGTCAGTTGGTGACGGGTTTGTCGCTGGCTTCGGCTGATGTGGTGCCTGAAGCAAGCGTGTTCGGAGGTTGGAGCGGGTACAGCATCGAGCTTGCGTTTGAGTGATGGATGTCAGGGCGCGTTTCGTAAGTGAGGTCCTTCAGGATGAGGGTCAGCGGCTTCTGAGAAATCAGGGGAAGGCCATCGAGGCCAAGGTCAAGAAGCGTTCCGGGCGGTTGGAATCGTCCAGGAGTGTTTCGGTGACCGGTGGGAGCGGTGCTTCGGGGACTTTGACGTTCGTCCACGTGGCCTACGAGCGCTTCCTGGACATGAAGCGTCTCCAGCGTGGCGGCAAGTCCGTCAAGAGCAACCGCAAGATCCACAATCGCTATGTCTTCGGTGCTTTCGCCTCCATCGCCGAACGGCTGATGTACGAGTTCACGGAGGATGTCATCGCCCGGATCAGGGAGTCGGAACTGGGCCAAACGAAGTGAAAATCAGGCGGGAAGTCTTGATTATTTGGCCCAAAGTTTGTTTCTTCGTAAACACATTCGCAATACAAATGCAATACGGAGGCACTTATGAGACTTGGAAAAGATGACATATTGGTGATTAAGGCTGTTCTACTGTATATTCTTACACATAGCAATGATGGTCAAAGGGACATCTACAGCCTTGTCAAGACGGCCTATTATGCGCAGCAGAATCATCTTGCGCAATATGGCACTCCCCTTTTCAAGGATTGCATCTGCGCTTTGCCGTTCGGGCCGGTACCGTCCAACATCTACAATGTTCTGAAAATGGCCAGTGGCGACTCCAATGAACTCAATTATCACAGATCCGATGATATGCATCTGGCTTCGGATGCTATAAATTTCAAAAGCGGGCGGTATTCCGCAAAGGAAGACCCCAATATGGATTTCCTATCCAAATCTGACATTGAGAGCCTAAACTATGGCATTGAAAAAGTTGCGAAAATGTCTTTCAACCAAATAAAAGAAGATACGCACGGAATGGAATGGAATCGTGCTTTTAACAGCAAGTCTTCTTTGAAGGAGATGAATCTTCTTAATATCGCCAAAGAAGGGGATGCGTCATCGGATGCCTTGCGGTATTTGGAGGATTTCCTTGAGACCGATAGGTTTGCAAGGTTATGATGGAACTTGATTCATTCCCTGCCGAACTCAGAAAGCAAGCTATTGAGATTGGTCAGGTTCTGAAGATGGAGATGTTTCCGGAAGACAGTGTGAAGCCTAAGCCGGGAAAGGAATCCAAGCCTAAAAGATTTGTCATTATCGGCAGGACAGATGACAGTGGAGTGCTGGCCGCTCTTCTGGTAAACACTCGGATCAATGAAAAGATGTTTTCACAGATTGCACCTTACCAGCATTTGGTAAAGGCGGCTGACAATGATTATCTGGATCACGATAGTTATGTGGATTGCTACACTGTGAAGGAGTTCAACAGCGAAAGGGTTCTGGAAAGCGCTGAATATCTTGGACACATAAAGGATGAAGATCTGGCAGAATGCCTTGAGCACGTCCGACAATCACCGGCCATCAAGCCTTATTTGCTGAAGAAGTTTAATTTATAAAGCGGCGGATTGATTTTTGCAAGAAGAGAAATAACACACTAATCTTTGAAGTCCTATGTTCTTTATCGGTGATATTGGTTGGCTTGTCTGGCCGTTGTTGTTTGTCGCTTTGATTGCGATTTTTGTCGGTTTGGCAGGGTTGATTATATTTCTCGTAGGTGGAACGATTGGAAGTGCCGTGGTTGGACTGACCTCCAAGAACAAAACCAAGAAAAGCGTTATGGGTGATTTGCTGTTGCTTCTTAGTGGCCTGGTCATTCTTGCAAGCGTTGTCTTGACAATCATCTGGGGTTAAACTCCATTGTATTTGTCCTTTGCAGCCGCTGATTAGCGGCTATTTTTGTGCCATAAAATCAACGTGAGATTATGGCTAAAAGAATTACTGATGAGGATCTTCGGCTGAACCTGATTGTCAACGGGGATGGCGGCAGGAAGGAGATGCTTGCGCTGGACAGGCAGATGAAGGATTTGCAGAGTTCGACCAAAAGGACCAGGACTGAACTCAAGAATCTTGAGAAGGCTGGCAAGACCGGCTCACAGGAACACCAGAACCTGACGAAGACCCTGAAAGACCAGGAGAAGACCCTGACGGAATGCCGGGAAAAATACAACAAACTCAGGGATGCCATTTCCCTTGAAAACAAGACATTGGCGGAACTCCGGAACCATCTGAAACTGACGCAGACGGCTCTTAGCAAGGCCGTTCCCGGGACGGAGAACTGGAAGAAGCTTAATGCCGAGGTCCAGCAGACCAAGGCAAGGCTTAAAGAGCTTACCTCACAGTCCGGGCAGACCAAGGGTGCGCTTGAGAAACTATCAAGCGTCAAGGCCGGAGCTTTGGCGGCATTCGCAGCTATCGCCGGGGCAGTCAGAGGCGTGGCAAGGGCGTTCCAGAAGATAGTGGACTTCGAGCAGGCCAACGTCAACCTCTCCACCATCATCGGCAAGAACGTCAAGGACATCGAGGCGCTGACATATTCGGCGATGGAGCTTGGACGGACCACTGAATACACCGCCTCGCAGGTCACGCTGCTCCAGACAGAACTCGCGAAGCTGGGTTTCAAGGAGGGTGCGATCATGCAGATGCAGGAGTCCGTCCTGCACTTCGCCACGGCCATCGGGACCACCCTCCCGGAAGCGGCGGCGATGGCGGGAGCGACACTGAGGATGTTCGGGCTTGACGCCAAAGACACCGCCGACACCCTCGGGGTGCTGGTGCAGGGAGCCAACAACAGCGCGCTGAGCTTCTCCTACTACCAGACAGCGATGGCCACGGTCGGACCGGTGGCGAAGACATTCGGTTTCTCGCTCAGGGACACGGTCGCCCTGCTCGGCACACTGGCCAACGCCGGGTTTGACGCCTCTTCCGCGGCCACTGCCACAAGGAACATCCTGCTTAACCTCGCGGACTCAAGCGGCAAGCTGGCGGTGGCCTTAGGCAAGCCTGTAAGCACATTCCCTGAACTGATGTCCGGGCTGAGACAGCTGAAGGCGCAGGGAGTTGACCTTAACACCACGTTGGAACTGACCGACAAAAGGTCTGTCTCCGCCTTCAACACGTTCCTTGACGGAGTGGACGCTGCCTTGGCTCTGAGGGATTCGCTTGAGGATGTCAACGGCGTGCTGAAGAATACAGCCGAGGAAAGGATCAACACGGTCGAGGGTTCCGTCAAACTGCTCCAGTCCGCATGGGAGGGGCTGATCCTCTCGTTCAAGGAGTCCGCCGGACCGATCAAGAGCGTGATTGACTGGCTGACCCGAATGGTGGAGGGGCTGACGGAGCTGATCAATCTTGGAGGCCGTCAGGGATTCTTCTCCGAATATTCACAGGCCTTGGCTGAAATCAACCCCGAGACGGATCTGGGGCCGGGGGTTACTATGGAGAGCTACATCGCGTCCACCCGGGAGCAGTTGAAAAAAGAGGCAGAGGCCGCCAAGGCGAAGGCTGATTCGCAGAATGGGTTCGGAAGGTGGTGGAGCGGTTCTGGCGACGCCGCGGAACTGGCAGCGAACAGACTCGAAGGATTCGACCTCGCTGCCGCCCAGTACCTGAATGCGTCCGGTGGCGGAGCCGCCTCCTCTTCCTTCCCGTCGGGATCAACACCGCCATCAAACCCACCAAGCCTCCAAAATCCGCAAAAAAACAAAGCCCTCTGGTCATTGAGCAATGACGAGGCGTTCCTGACGGCCAAGGCGGAACTGACAAGGCGGTACAACGAGAAGGAGATCTCCTCACAGGAGGAATATAACGAAAGGCTCTATCAGCTGGAGGTGGCGACATTGACGGCTCGGCTGGCGGCTAATAAGGATAAGGGGGCGGACAGAGCCAAGATCGAGAATGAGTTGCAGGAGAAGATCAAGAAGCATTCGGAGGATGCGTTGAAGAAGCGGCAGGAGAACGAGAAGAAGGCTGCGGATCTGGCCAAGGAGGGAACGGCGATCATCAACGAGGTGGAGACGGACAAGACAAAGGCGGCGATGGATGGTGAAGAGGTTCGGTACCAGGCGGAATTGAAGAAGTTCAAGGAGACGCAGGTGCTGTACGAGAATCAGGCGGCAGTGCTGGAGGCCATTGAGAGGAAGCATCAAAATAATCTGATGAAGATTCGGATGGATGCTGAGGCTAAGGAAATGGCAAAGCTCAAGTCAGAACACGAGGTAAAGAAGTTGAAGATTCAGAACGATTATTCCGGACAAATGCTTGATTTGCCGGTAGGACCGTCTGTCGAGAAGTCTTCTTTGCAAAGGTCTATGAACTCAGCACTGGTGTCTACTGATCTTGAGTACTTGGAGAACCTCAAAACAGAGCTGGAGAAGATCACGACAAGCAAAGAGTTTGACGGTGGGTTGATTCCAGAAGATGATATGAAGAAATACGAGTTGCAACTCCAGCAGATTATCGAGAAGATCACGGAACTCAAGAACAAACAGAAAGAGGACACAGCAGGGGCTTTCGCAGGTACAGGGAAAGGCAGCCTGTTCGGTGTGTCGCAGGAGCAATGGGATCAGTTCTTTGCGAATCTGTCTGATGGCAGGCTTAAAGCAGAAGATCTGGCAAATGCCTTGACCGGAATGGGAGGCCTAGCTCAAGAAGGCTTCCAACTGGCAAGCAAGGCGATCGAGCTTACCAACGCCAAGGAAAACAAGGCATTCAACGAGTACAAGAAGAACAACGAGAAGAAAAAGAAAGATCTGAAATCCAGATATGATGCCGGATTGGTGTCACAGGAGCAGTACAACGCGAGGGTCGAGGAGATGGAAGCAGAGGAAGAGGCAAAGCGCGAGGAGATGGAGATCAAACAAGCAAAGAGGACGAAAGCGCTCAATCTGGCGCAGTCCATCATCAACACGGCTTTGTCGGTCACCAAGACCTTGGCGCAATGGGGCTGGCCAGCCGGTGCGGCTCCTGCCGCGATCGTGGCCGCTTTCGGGGCGGCGCAGACTGCATTGATCGCGGCGCAACCGATCGGTGCGGAGGAGGGCGGCTTCGTGAACACTCGCCGAGCTCAGGACGGAAAGGCCTTCAAGGCGCGGCTCTCACCTGACAAGAGAGGCTTCGTCTCCTCCCCTACCGTGCTTGTGGGTGAGAACGGCGGTGAATATGTGATACCGGCTGACGGACTGAGCAATCCGACGTTACTGCCGTTCGTGGCTACGATGGAGGAGGCTCGGAAGGCTGGAACGTTGAAGAGCCTGAACTTCGAGGCGGTCTATCCTGTGGGAGCCGCTATAGGTCGGGAAAGCGGTGGGTTTACGAACACTTCGGCAAGCCCGGTGACTGGAATCGGCTCTGGGGCTGGCGCCGTAGTTTCGGCAAGGTCAGCGACCGATGAGAAGTTGCTGGAGGCCATCGAGCTGCTGAACAAAAGGCTTTCCGTTCCGATCAAGGCGGATGTGTCGATGCTGGGGAAGAACGGGATCATCGAGCAGACGGAGAAGTACAACAGGGCTAAACGCCGGAGTACCTACGGCAGGTAGCGAAAGTTTTTCTGCATTTTTTTCGCAAAACTCTTGGAAATTGGAAAAAGATTCGCATCTTTGCCAATGCGTACTACATACTTAGCATTCTCTTTACGGCTGAATAATTCCGTAGAAGATTGCTGACATATTATTAAAGGGAAATTTTGCCCTCCGTATGGTCGTTGCTGACGAAAGTCGCAACAGCATTATGCCGTAAGGCAGGTATGTGGTACGCAGACCTTAGCGGAGGGTTTTTATATTCAATTAGTTATGCGTACTACTAATTCAAACAACGCGGCTGTTGCCGCAGAAAGCCACAAGATCGGGGCTGACTCTTTCATCATCGAGACCAGGATTGAACTGTTCCGGATCGCCGACCGGTTCTCCGAGTGGGAGAAGCGGATGTGCGAGAGCAAGGAACTGCTGATGGACGGAAGGCTCGACAATGAGATCAGGACGATGAACACCGCCTTCTACCAGTTGGACGAGGCTCTGAGGAAGATCATGAACGAGGAGCTGGAGTTCGACATCCTCCGCCACGACACCGTTACGGAGTGATTTTTGCAAGGATTTGTCTGACAATTAATTCTGAATGAGTATGAGAAAGGTTATTTTTGCTGCGATCATATTGCTGTCTTGCTTTGGGACTTGTTTCGGACAGGCGATAAAACCGGACACCCTTACAATCTATGGGACATTTCCCGTATACGGAAGGGAGGCAGAATGGATGGAGGATCAGTTGAACATCTGGAAGCCGAATCTTGCGGAAATCAGAGTTGTCAACGATTGGGAGATGGCCAGAAAAGGGGTTGTTGTTCTTGAAGGGCACGATGTCCGGTTCAATCACGGGAAAAAGCCTACTTCTTTCGGAGATCATCTGACGTTCAGAATGTATGTCAAGTGTATGCCGGATTCCTGCCGGTTCTGCATTTCCAACATAAATGTGTATTGTAATCATAAGCCTATGCGTTATATCGTAGGGTTATCCACCGGGGATGATCATCTGAACCAATCCAACGCTTGGCTTAGGAAAAACCGAGTGTTAGCGGATTCCGCAAGGGTATATTCTTTATCCCTTTTCCACGAGCTGAAAGGGTCTTTGGAGCAGCATTTGAACAGGCCGCTTGATGTCCAGATGAGACGAATAAAATGACAATTAATTCTGAACGAGTATGAGAAGGTTAATCATTGCTGTTGCTATAATGCTGATAGGGTTCGGCGGGACTTGCTTCGGAAGGAAGCTGGCTGATCCGGAAAAACTGACTTTCAAAAAGACATATTCGATGCCAGGGATGACAAGGGATGAGTTATACCGCAATACCGCCGGTTGGCATAGCGTGTCACTTAATTTAAGCTTTGGCGGTGTGGTGTGCAAAGACGAGGATAAAGGATACCGCGCACGGTACTACAACCAGCGATTTGGCAATAAACAAGGAGCATTGTTCGGTACGGTCTTTCTGTCATTCAGAGATGGATCATTTGATTTGACATTTACGGACATTTCCGCATTTTACGGGAATAAGGATGTGGATCCTGTATCGACCTGCGATGACCGCTTCAATCGTACCTGGTACTGGAGAGTAACACGCAGCCAAAAAGTCATCGACGAGATACGTAAGCGTTCCAAGGAGATCTTCGAGATGATCACCGCATCGATGGACGAGTACCTCAAGGTCGGTCCGCCGGTGGAGCTGAAGAAACTCTGACAATCCCGCCGTCCCATACAGCCGCCTCAGTGCGGCTGTCTTTGTTCAGCAAGCCCCATCGAACAAAGTGAAAATCAGCGGAAAGTGTTGGATTTTTGGTCTAAAGTTTGTTCCTTTGTAAACACAAATGATATGCAAACGAAATACACGGAAATCCATGAGGCTTGGGAAAGATGACATATTGGTGATCAAGGCGGTTCTGCTCTACATCCTTACTCATAGTGAGGATGGTAAGAGGGACATCTACAGCCTTGTCAAGGCGGCTTACTATGCGCAGCAGAACCACCTTGCGCGGTATGGCACTCCCCTCTTCAAGGACTGCATCTGCGCTTTGCCGTTCGGGCCGGTACCGTCCAACATCTACAATATTCTGAAAATGGCACGTGGCGATTCTCGTGTGCTCGACTACCATAAGGCAGATGACATGCATTTGGCTTCGGATGCCATAGCTTTCGAGAATGAGAGATTTTCAGCGAAAGAGAGACCCGACATGGATTTTCTTTCCCTGTCTGACATAGAATGTCTGAACTACGGAATCAGCAAAGTTGCCGGGATGTCCTTCAGTCAGATCATGGATGACACGCACGGGCAGGAGTGGAGCCGCGCTTTCAACAGTGGCACTTCCCTCAAGGAGATGGACATCATGAATATATCCAAGGAAGGAAACGCCTCTGATGATGCGTTGCAGTACCTGAAGGACTTTCTTGATACTGAATGGTTTGCCAGATCATGATGGAACTGGGAACATTTCCTGAAAAACTCAGGAAGCATGCGATTGGGATCGGTCAGGTTCTGAAAATGGAGATGTTTCCGGAGGACAGGGTTAAGCCCAAGCAAGGGAAGGACTCCAAACCGAAAAGATTTGTTATCATAGGACAGACTGATGATGGTGGTGTGCTGGCCGCCCTTTTGGTGAACACGCGGATCAATGAACGCATGTTTGCCCAGATCGCACCATATCAGCATTTGGTCAAAGTTGCTGACAATGATTACCTTGATCACGATAGCTATGTGGATTGCTACACAGTGAGGGAGTTCAGTAGCGAAAGGGTTCTGGAAAGCGCTGAATATCTTGGACATATAAAGGAAGAAGACCTGAAAGAGTGTCTTGACCACGTCCGACAATCCCCGGCCATCAAGCCTTATGTGCTGAAAAAATTCAAATTAGAAGAGTAATCTTGTTGTCCTTTGTGGCCGCCTGAGGGTGGCTATTTTTGTGCCATAATGAGTTCGTTATGGTTAGGATATTGACTAAGGATTTCACGGAGCTGGATCTTACGAAGGGGTTCGAGTTCCAGATCGAGATGGAGAATCCGATGTTGGAGGAGGATCATATTCCTTCGGCTTTCAGCACGCAGATTTCGTTTCCGCCGAGTCCGGTGAACAGGAGGGTGTTCGGGTACACGCCGGCTATGTTCCTGGCGCCGAACGTGAAAAGACTGGAGGCTTCGGTGTGGATCGGGGGTGTGCCGTTTGTGAGCGGGACGCTGGTGTATGATGGGATCGAGGACGGGTGTCTGATGTACACATTCACGGAGAAGGTGGTGGAACTGGAAGGGAAGATCTGGGACCAGGAGATTCTGGAGTTCGATGTCAGAAATGGTGTGCCGTCAAGTGATTTGTTTTCCACACCATTACTCATACGTAAATCAGGTGTAGCGTTGCATCCTTACGAGGGAACAATCCGATCGCTCGGTCCACAGGATACAACAAAACGCACCTATCAGACCAAGTACTTAAATTATGTGAGTAGTTACGAGACTTTCGATTATTCTACCTTTACTCCAGCCGTTCGAGTCTCGACCATAATGAGGAACCTTCCGGTAGATTTCCCGACAAGGGTGTCATTTATAACTGTTGAAGACCTTTGTGTACTCGGATGCTATCACGAGATAATTTACGATGGGGTCACACGTAGTTCTTTGAGTTCAGAAACAACAACAAGATCCGATGGTAGCATAAGTCAGAATAATACCACCCTCGGGGGGATAGAAACAGGAAATTATATAACTGATGTCGCCCATTGTTTACCAGACATCACGTTTGCGAATCTGATCAAAAACTTGTGTTCAATATTCGGAGCGAGTTGCTTTGCTGAAAACTACCGCCTCAAAATCATGTTCAATACATCCATTTTAGGAAGTTCCCCTACAGATTGGACTGATAAAATTAACGATGATTTTGCCACAGAGGAGGAGCCAAGCCAATCATATTCCTTTGGGTACGAAGAAGAGGAAAGCAACTTAGATGGAAACACTCTTCAAGAATCCATTCAAAATGGGACTATAGCCGAGATTTCTGATGCAAGAGGGATAGAAGACATTCTGGATTGTTTCGATGACAAAGAAGAATATAAAACCGTGTTCTGCAAACAGTCCGGTGATATCTATTCAGGTCGGAAATATACGGCTTATATTACACAACTAGGACAAGAGGACTACGTCAATATGGTGCCGTTATCCGATGCAGCATACGAATGTGACGTGTTATACACAAGTGGGGCAATTTCAAAACATGAACCCGACAATGACTCCGATGAGTTTAGCAACAAGTCAGACTTCACTCTTGTGCGATGTTCTCCAGAAAAAATCTTCTACGGAGAGACTGCCAGGAAATACCGTATGACACCAATTATTGATGTGGAGACAGGAAGTTCGGAACGAAGTAAGAAAACATACATAGGAGTTATGTTCAACGACCAATTGATCAGCAATGGGTTTGCCTGCAATGTAGACCTACCATTAGTATCTTCGTTGGAAGCTCTATCCATCACGCCCGCCGCTCTTTGGGACAAGTACCACAAGGCATTCGCGGAGTGGTTGGGGAAGACAAGGCAGAGGGTGTCGGTGGATGTGAACCTCTCCCCTATCGACCTGCATAATTTCAGACTGTACAGACCGGTGTACTTCAAGGGGAGGAAATGGATTGTGGCAAAGCTTTCGGTGACGGTGGCGGCGGGGTCGGAGGCGGTCTCGACACGTGGGGAATTCATCGAAATCTGATGTCCTTTCTGAATGGGGTCTCCAGGTGTACATTTGTCCTGGGTTGGGGATGATATACCCTGCCATTGAAACACGGATATGGAATTTACAGGTAGCATACAATTCGCTGACGAAAGCTCTTGGCTGACGCTGACCACGGAATCGGATGACACGGTGACGATCACCGTTAAGTTTGGTTCACGAATCCTTGCATCACAGGAGGTGCTAAGCTTTGACGTGGCTCCTAACTCCGGAATTGTACGGCTACCGGCCGGCGAGATCCTCGGAGCGCTGATGGGCAATGGCATAGGGATGGTGACTGGCTCATTCACGGCCACACAAGGCTCGTCCTCTTGTTCGTACAGTTTCAGCGTGCTGCCTTGCAGGAAGTTCGCGTACAAGTCCCTTGCCGCAACCATATTCACGACAAGGCCGACTAAGTCCCCTGCCTATGAAGGAGCGGAAGATCGGCTCTATTTCTACAGGACTTCGGGTGATGTCTCCACTTATGTCAGATTCGACTATCTTGACGGAGGCTCTTCTACCAGTTACAAACTTAGCCCCACCTATTATGTGTCCACTAAATACTATGACCTTGACATCTCCACCGGCACAATGTTGTCCACTGCTGCATCCAAGGGTCTGGACACATCGAAAATAACGGGGTTCAAGATCTGGATTGAATATTCCGGAAGCAAATCAGAGACATATTCATTCGAGATCAGAAGGACACGGCTGCCGCTGAAGACGTACAAGTTCCTGGGGCGGCGAGGGACGTATGAATATATTCACGCAACCGGGAAGTTCAGCCGCTCGATAGAGTCGGAGACGCAGGTGTTCGTGAATTCCGGGATAGAGCAGGAGCTGGAGAATGACTATTCGATGACATTCGAGCAGAACTCCGGGCACATCGACAGCATCGGGATGAACGGGTACTGGCTGGAGTTTCTTGCGGCCAAGGAGAGGTACATCATCGAGAAGGATGGTTCGGAACGGGCTATTGTCGTGGACGAGTTCAAGACATCGCTGACGGATAGGACTGTCAGCAGCATGACGTTCAAATGGCATTACGCAAACCCTAACAACACTGTCATTGACAAAGTGGACATCGACATCACAGGACTTGGCATCCTCGGGCCGTCCACCGTGAACGATGTAAGCAACACGGCGCAGTTCCAGGTGACATATTCACCGTCGAACACGACACAGCGGAGCATAACCTGGAGTGTGGTGAGCGGTTCGGACTATGCGTCCATCGATGAGAAGGGGCTGCTTACTGTCAAGGGAGGAGCGAACGGTTCAACGGTCAAGATCCGGGCGACAAGCAAGGACAACTCAAGCGTCTATGCGGAGAAATCAGTCACTGTCACCTACAAGATCGCTTCAGTGAGCGTCACCGGTGTGAGTCTGAGCAAGTCCGTGCTATCCCTCGCTGTCGGCGAATCGGAAACATTGGTGGCCACGGTAGCGCCGGAAAGAGCGACCGACCGGTCGGTGACATGGGAGTCATCAAACAAGAACGTCGCCACGGTCAACCAAAACGGTACAGTGAAGGCGGTTGCCGCCGGTTCGGCGGTCATAGGGGTCAGAACCAACGACGGCGGATTCACGGCAAGATGCAATCTCACCGTGGCCGCCGTGGTGAATGAATATACCCTGACAGTGAACTGCGCGACACCGGGAGCCATTGTGAAGGTTCTTGAATATGTCGCGGGACAATCGTCCATAGCTGACGCTGTGACTTACACGGAGCCAATGACGTTCAGGGAGAACACCACTGTCAAAGTGTGGGCTTACAAGAATGGGATGATTGACTCCGGAATGCAGACAATAGTGATGGATTCAAACAAGACCGCCACGGTGGCCTGCAAGACGATTCCGACATGGAATCTGGAATCGGAGATGTCCGCGGAAGCAGCAGGTTTATCTATTCCTTACGAGGTGTCGGATCCGGATTCTGTCGGTTGGCGGCTGGAGTCTGATGCGGACTGGATCGCCGTGGACTCGGATGTAGTTATCGATGTTAACACGAACTCGTCATCCAGCAGCAGGACAGGTCATGTGAAGCTGATCTGCGATACCGTCGAAACCGATTACGTTGTCGCGACGTGCACTGTCATGCAAGCGGCAGGGGCGGCGACCGAGCTGGATCCATCCATTAGCCTCTTACAGGATACGTTCAGCGTCCCGGCCACGACCACGAGTGTCACGCAGCTTTTCTCCTCCAAGAACCTCACAGGGCTGACGGCGACAGTTACTGGCGCACTCGAGGGGGCAACCGTCAACCTCAATGAAGTTTCGAAGACGATCGTCGTGAACTTCAGGGCCAACACAACCTCGTCAGAGCGCGTGAGCACCGTCACTGTAACGGGGACGCGCTCCGATGGCAAGGGAACCTACTCGAAATCGTTCACGATAACCCAAGCGGCGGCAGCGGTCACTGAGACCTACCTGCGCGTCACGCCTGCGACAATCAACGCCCCAGCCGACAGGACGCAGTTCACGAATGCGGACGGAACGCTGACGATAGAGGCGAACCAGTCGTGGACGGCCGAAGTGACGAGCGGTGACGACTGGCTGGACATTGACGCGGTCAACGGCACCGGAGACGGGACGAACGGAATCATGCTTCTGGAGTCCAACACCGGATCGGAGAGAACCGGGACCATCCTGTTCACGGGAGCGGACGGAAAGACGGCCACGGTCACGGTCATACAGGCGGCCGGGGCGTCGTCCGAGCTGGATCCGTCCATAAGCTTCCTACAGGATACGTTCCGCGTCCCGGCCACGACCACGAGTGTCACGCAGTTTTTCTCCTCCAAGAACCTCACAGGGCTGACGGCGACAGTTACTGGCGCACTCGAGGGGGCAACCGTCAACCTCAATGAAGTTTCGAAGACGATCGTCGTGAACTTCAGGGCCAACACGGCGGCCACGGAGCGCACCGGAAAGGTCACGGTGACCGGGACGAGGGCGGACGGACAGGGGACATACTCGAAGTCGTTCACGATTGAACAGTCGGCGGCAAAGGCCGCCGCCACCTGGGATCTCCCGGCGACGCTGGCATTTGAGGCTGGTGGCGACGGAGTGGTTTTCAATATAACAGACAAAGACAGCGCCGGCTGGAGACTGACTCTTCCGGACTGGTGCTTTGTCAGCGACGGGATCACCGAGGGATCCGGCGACCACGAAACCGACCTTGTGGCAAGGGCAAACTACACAGGATCGGCAAGAACCGGACATATCACACTGTATCCTGCTGGTTCTTCCACGATGACAATGAGATGCGAGGTGTCCCAGGAGGAGGATACGACTATAGAACAAGGATAAGACATTAATGAATATGAACAATCATTGCGCATACAACGAAGGAAACGACATTTTCCATGTCGTCAGGGGAAATGATTTCCCTATCAGGATCTGCCTTTGGTCGAAAGGACTGACGTTCGGCCAAGACAGAGCCTACGAATTGGAGGACTGCTCCGAAATAATGGCGAAGGTGGTAGGTTCCGACAGGAAAGTCGCCGTCAAAGCACGGTTTGTCACGACCAACGAGATCAGAGGACTCGTTGAAACCGGCTCTCTCCCGATAGGCGACTATGGGGTGGAAGTCGTTTTCGTCAATGGCTCCGGCATCAAGAAGAGGATACTTCAGCACGGAGTCATAAGGGTTGCCTCATGCAACGATGCTTCCGGGGTTCAGGAAGACAGTTGTATTGTCAATCTCTATGTGGATAAAGAGACATCGGGCGGTGGAGATGTCCCTGATCCCACACCAGGTGAATCCTGCAAGCCTGACTCCGAACTTTCTGAGACCAGTGAGAATTGCGTGCAGAACAGAGTCGTGACAGGAGCCATAAGGGAGCTGCAGGACTACTGCTTCCCGACTTCACTTGAGGCTTCCATCTCGCCGTCTTCGGCAGAATGGACAGGTAACTCAGTAGAGGTCAGTGTATCTTTCAGGGTTCTCAGAAACTTTAAGCCAGTAGTAGCTGACACTGTCCAGATCCAGTTCAACGGCGAGACTAAGACCCTGGAGAATGTAGCTGAGGGCTCAGAAAAATTCACTCTCTCTACTCTGGGCTACAAATCTGGCTCAGTCACTGCTAAGAAGGGCAGTACTACCATAAAGAACTCACCAAGGTCTATCAGTGCTAATCTTTATCTCCCAGTATATTATGGATTCTCTAAGGCCACTACAGGAAATGAGTTGACTATCACTTCACTGACTAAGGGAGGCTCTTCTCTCAATGGTACCAAGACTCTTAACAATGATGATGCTACTAAGTACTTGTGGCTCTGCGTCCCTAACACCATGTCGATCAACAAGGTTACATCTGGTGGTTTCGATGTTCCGTTCTTGGCTCCAGTAGAGGCTTCTACTCCACTGGGAACCTATAAGTGCTATCGGACTAGGGATCTTCCTGGGACTGACTCTATGACCATTGTTATCTCTTAAAACTTAGAATATCATGGCAGATTATATCAAGATCTATGGTGAACTAAGACGACCCTTAGCGGGCCAATATGTCACAGACTCAGATCAGATAGAGCACAAAAATGAGACCTTAAAAGTGGTTCTCGATAGACTAGATGGTGTCACCTACGTAGATGTTCCAGAGCTCGAGGACGATTACATTGTTCAGGCAAGTGCATCTCACAAAGAGACTGTCTATACTATCGAAGTGGGAGCAACCATTCATGCTATCACAGGTGATTCCACCATTAAATGGATGAACGAAGAGGCTCCTGTTATTCAACCTGATCACATATATGTGATCTCAGTGATAGGGTCTCTAGCTGTCTGGGGAGAATTTCCAAAAGTCTAAGTTATGAGTGTATTTAGAGTTCTGATGATGCACAAGCATCAGCCTCTGAGTGAGTTCGTCAAACTTGTTCCAGAGAACTTAGAATTCCCGGACCCAGAGAGCACTAAAGATCTAACCATAGAGTCTAATGCTTCATGGACTCTTGGAGTCAAACACAACGACTAAACACCTAACAAAGGTTAATTTATTAACTTTCTAAAAACCATTAAAATATGGCAAAACCGAGTTGGATTAAACTGGGCAAGAGCTCAGGTTCCATGAACGATTCCACAACTGTTACCGCCAGTGAGTACACTGGGCGTCAGCAGAGAGGTGGAACAATTACCGTTAAAACAACTGGAGGTGCAACCGACACCACCTCGGTTTCTCAGGCCGGTAAGGCTGAGTTCATTAATGTGCCGACCAAGACCTACAATGCCGCTGCAAAGGGTAGCAACTCTGATGGTTCTGACACTCTTCAGATCACTGGTACCGCAAATACGGCAAACATCAAGGTGGCCGAGACTACTGGCAAGATTATCCCTGGTGCTACCTACAAGATTCAAGTCAACGCAGTCAATGACGATTCTTGGGATGGAAAGACCGACACTGTTATTGACGGTGATCCAGGTAAGGATGCAGAATTCTCCTTCACTATCGACATTAAAATCCCAGAGAACAAGACTGAAGCTGCCAAAACATTGGAGATCAAGCTTCAGAATGGTAACGGAGATGTTGTCACTGATGCTATCGTCATCACACAGGCCAAGGGTGTTAAGTCTTATGGTGCTGTTACCCTCACCGTGGGCACTTATCAGCAAATCCCTGCTGCCGGTGGTACAGTTGATGCTCCTTCTGTTTCCTTCTCCCAGCCTTGGGGATGGAACGGTGTTACCTCGGGTGGTGGTACCATTACTACTGGTGGCACTGTTGCTTATGCAACTAAGACCGGATGGCCTTCAGCTCTTACCCTTGACCCAGCTACTGGTCAGATATCTGCTGAATCCCGTACAACAGTAGTTGGAGATGTGATTTCAGGTACTGTAACCATCACCCTCAATGCTAATGGCAAGTCTGCTTCCAAAGAGGTTTCAGTTAGCCAGCAGGCTAACTCTGTAACCTATGCCGTTACAGATGTGACACTGGCTGCTCCAGCTGACATTCCGGCTTCCGGAGGTTCAGTATCTTCTACTACGGTTACAGCCAAGGGTTCACAGACTTACACCTCGGGTTCAGTCACTAGTGATGTTGCCCTTACCAACGGCTCTGATGATTGCGCCATCACATTTAGTGAGGGAGTTTCAGCTGCTTCACTTGGCACTACTGTTACCAACAGAACTAAGAAAGGCACTCTCACTGCTACAGTTACCTGGAAGACTACAGCTACCAAGTCCGCTTCTGTGGATGTATATCAGGCAGCCAATACCGCCACTTACGGTGACATCACCTTTGACTCTGCCGTTGCCACAGAGATTTCACTCAAGGCAGATGGTACCCAGAGCCGCAACATGACAGACAACTCATATGTTGGAGCCAAGCAGACTGTCACCTATACTTCGGGTGCTACCAGAACAGAGGCCAGCGATACTGCTGCGGTTGTCTTTGATCTCAGTCCAAAGGTCAAGACTGCTGCAACTGGATTTGCTCTCTCTTCTGACGGCATCGTCTCTGTTGGAGCCAACCCTACTACCGAGCCTCGTGGAGGCTTTGTAGTGACCGTAACTGTCACTGGCGAGGGCAGCAAGACTGCCACCAGAGACTTCACGTTCAGTCAACAGGGTTCTTCTTCTTATATCAACCTTACTCCAGAGAGCCTCACCTTTGTGGCTGCCGGAGAATCCAAGACGCTCACTATAGAGTCAAACGACAGCTGGACTCTTGAATAAGACTGTCATAAGGTGGGAGGGGTTTAACCCCCTCTCATCTTCTAATTTATTCTAAAAAAAACAGAACATCATGGCATTACCTGATTGGCTGAGAATATCCCCGGTGTCCGGGAAAGGTCCAGGAGTCGTCTCCATCGAGGCCGACCCGAACGAGGGCTGTGATCGCTCGGTAGAGGTCACTGCGGCCACCACGAAAGGGCCATCCGCCACGTTGACCGTCACTCAGGCCGGAATGAGGGAACCTTTCGCTGGCTCAGACATGGATTTTATCCTGTCGGACGGCGGGACGTTCAACGTACTGAAGACAAATCAAATGTAACTGAATATGGAATATAACAGCAAATATACGGGCGCCCAGGTGGAGGCGCTCCTCGATAGGGCTGGTACAGTCCCGCAAACCTACGACATCGGGTGGCTGATGAATCTCTTTTCCACCACAGAAAACAACGTAACCCTAACCGCGGAACAGTTCAATGAGATAAAGGCAGCCATAGATGCACGCAAGATATTCGTTGGTTACGGCCAAGTGTTTTCGCCGAGTGCTGCTGACGCCAATTATATCGTATTAGCGTTATCATCAGGCTACTATGTAAGCACATATATTATATCATCGCTGAATGGTACATATAATGCAAGCTTAAGTGGTAATCAAATTATCACGCAGGATGACTTGAGTGGCTTCGCCAAAGCCTCAGATGTCCCGAAAAAGACATCGCAGCTGACCAATGACAGCGGGTTCCTGACCGAACACCAAAGCCTCGATGGGTATGTCAGGAAGAGGGAGGTCGTCAAGACCATCCCGAGCACAATCGGCTACGGTACCTCATATGTGGCGGACACACCGTCCATCGAGCTGGCTGCAAACAAGTTCCACATCGTGGGAAGGTGTGTGGGCCTGACGCTAACACTACCAGCTGGTGCAGATATGGACGGGCAGGAGTATTGTTGCCAGTTCTATGTACCCAATCAAGACTACACGCTGACAGTTCCGGCAGACGTGCGTTGGCAGAACGGCGAGGTTCCTACGTTCGAGGGCAACACCTGCTGCCAGTTGGTCATCGTTAACAACTGTGCTACTATCGGTGTATTCAAGGCGTCATCATAACGGGAGGAAAGGATATGGGCTTGATGAGGAAATTAATGATGGGCTGCGCACCAGGCGAGAGGATCCTTGTGAATACTACCACCGCGACCCATAGTGGATCGATGCCGGCGATGGTCATGAAGGTTGGGGCGTCCTACTCCGTAAGCTGGGCGGGAACGATACCATCTTCCAACTACCACCCTTATTATCTATTCGAGATATTAGGAGGTCATGGCGTTCTGAGCGGAATGTGCTACGCAAAGCTTGAGAAATGGGGCTCAAAGGAAAAACTTTCCATCGCACTTTTAGGCACCTCGCTATATTCTGCGACTGTGCACGTGGGCGACAGCATCGCCTTGGAGCTGCGGTTTAAGGTCAACACTGTATCGACCTCCAGTCCTTACTACACAATGGACGTGGAACTCTACGTGAACGGAACGCAAAAAGTTAGCGGAACGAGGCCCGGAACCACGGACACGGGCGAGGGCCTGAGGTATTATGATAATCTCCCCGGAACATTTGTAATTAAAAAACTATCTTAGTTATGGACATACAGCTTTATATAAAGGACGGAATTATTCGTGACAGGTCACGAATAGTCATTATTAAGGGTAACATCCAGATCATCAACCCGACAGAGGAGATGGTGCTGGCGGACGGTTGGATTTCATATTCCCCTCCTGCTCCGCCGGAGCCGCAACCGACCATCACCGACCAGCTGAGGGATATGGTGCTGGAGCAGTACAACGGGCGCACCGACATCACAGATGAAGAGGCGCTGAAAAGGCCGCTGCTGGTGTATTCATGGGACACCTATGTCGGCAGGGCGCTGGCCAGAGGGCAGGTCGTGTCCCACGACGGCAAGCTCTGGAGGGTGCGGCAGGCCGTGGCCGCAGTGCTGGAGAACCAGCCGCCAAGCCTGGACACCGCGGCCCTCTACGAGGTCATCGAGGTCGAGCCGGCAGGGACGCAGGACGACCCGATCCCGTACACGCCGCCTATGGAGATATTCAACGGCAAGTACTACACGCAGGGCGGCGTCCTCTACAAGTGCACCAGGGACAGCGGGCAGGCGCTCACGCACGACCTAGCCGCGCTCGTGGGGCTGTATGTCGAGGTAGTTCCGGTCGGCACCGGAGGAGGTGGAGATGAATGATTTCAACGCCCACATCCTCGCGGACGAGGCCTCCACGGGGGGTGTCGTGGTCGGCACGGGCATATCGGCCGCGTTGTTGTTGTTTTTCCAGCAGTCTTTCGAGCGTATGTTGCCCTACCTCATCATAGCCGCGGTGGTCATCCTGATAGACCTCGTGTTCGGCATCAGGGCCGCCAAGCGCAAGGGCGACCGCATCAGGATTAGCCGCGCCATAAGGCGCACGATAGGCAAGGCCGTGGAGTACTTCTGCTGGGTGGTGCTCGCGTCCTCGCTGGCCGTGGCCACTGGCTACACCATCATCGAGACGGGGCTGATGCTTGTCGTCATAGGCGTGGAGCTGATAAGCATCGCGCAGAACTGGTACTTCTGGAAGTTCGGCCACAAGGCCGGGGTCAAGGTGGACGCGGCGAAGGTCATCGAGGCCGTGGTCGAGGCCAAGACCGGGGCCAACATCGAGGGAGCGATAACGATAAAAAAACGGATGAATCCGAAAACAAAGAGGAGGTCAAGGATGGCAAGGAAGATTAACTATATCATAATTCACTGCACCGCCACACCGGAGGGCAGGTGGGTGACGAACGAGGAGATAACGAGGTGGCACAAGGCACGCGGGTTCCGCACCATCGGCTACCATTATGTCGTCTACCTTGACGGCACGGTCCACGCCGGAAGGCCGGAGAACGAGATCGGGGCGCACTGCCAGGGGCGCAACGCGGACAGCGTGGGCGTGTGCTACGTGGGAGGTCTCGACAAGTCCGGCAAGGCCAAGGACACGAGGACGCTGGCGCAGAGGGAGGCTCTCACGAAGCTCCTGAAGGATCTGAAGGCGAGGTACCCGAACGCGGAGATAAGAGGCCACAGGGACTTCGCCAGGAAGGCGTGCCCGTGCTTCGACGCGACAAGTGAGTACAAGGCCTTGTGAGTTGTCAAAATATGAAAATTGTTTGACGTTTGACGCTAATATATTGACGTGTTATGAAAGAGATCATCAATTTCCTGAGGCTCCTGTGGGAGCTTCCGCAGAACCTTCTGGGGTTCATCCTCTTCCAGTTCTACGGCGTGGACTGCCAGTGCATGGAGGCACCCTACGGGGATGTCCGCATCCTCTACACTGAAAGGATGAGAGGCGGCATCAGCCTCGGGCGGTTCATCATCCTGCCGTGGAAGTACCGCTACAACAGCTCATCATACGTCCGTGACACCATAAGCCACGAGTACGGGCACACAAGGCAGTCGCTATATCTCGGCTGGCTCTACCTCATCGTGATAGGGCTTCCGTCCCTGCTGTGGGCTTGGGCGCACTCCACGTTCAAAAGGCTTCGGGAGGTGGATTATTATTCGTTCTACACCGAGCGCTGGGCCGATGACATCGGAGGGGTGAGGCGATGAAGCCGGGGTGGATCCTTCTGCTTGTCGCCGCGCTGGTGGCGGCTGTCTCCGTCCTGAGCTGGAGGCTGGGCTACCACGCGGCGGTCGCCGAAGCCATCGAGACACCCAAGGCTGATACCCTGATCATAAGGGACACCGTCACCGTCGAGACCCCCGTCCCCATCCTAACCACCATCACTGACACACTCCTTGTCGCCTATCCCGACATCGTAATCATCCACGACACAACATTCGTCCAGCTCCCCAAGGAGCGCAAGGAATATTCCGGAAAGGACTATCGTGCGGTAGTGTCCGGCTACCAGCCAAGCCTCGACCAGATCCAGGTCTTTCCGGAAACGAAGACAGTCACCAAGATCTTTTCCGCGCCGTCACAAAAAAGACACCACTGGTCAGTAGGCATCCAGACCGGTTACGGCATAACCTTCCAGGACAACCGCATCACCCCGCTACCCTACATCGGCGCAGGTCTCTCCTACAGCCTTGTCGAGTGGTAAATATTTTGAAAATAGTTGCCTGAAAACTTGCGTAATGATAGAATTAATACTATCTTTGTACCAGTTAAGAAAATGAAGTATGAAGTACAACGAGTTAATGAGGCAACTGAAAAAGGCGGGGTGCTACGACACTGGAAGACAGCAAAGCGGACACCCTCTCTGGTTTAGCCCAAAAACAAACAAGATGTTCAAGGTCAGCAATCACGGAGCTGACGAAGTGGCGACCGGAACATTAGCACAAATCAAAAAGGCAGCGGGGATTTAATCCCCACTGTCTTACACATAAAAAACAAATTACAGTTATGAGAAAGGTTAACGCAATTATTGAAAAGGCATCAGATGGCAATTACAGCATTTATATGGATGCTGACGATATGCCTTATCTTGTCACCGGAACCGGGAAGACTGTGGAAGAGGCACGCAAGGTGTTCGAGGATGGTTATGAGGACATCAAAAAATACTATGCCGAAACTGGGAAACCATTCGAGGAGGTTGAGTTCAGCTACCAGTATGACATCCCATCATTCCTTCAGGAATACGCATATCTCATCACACTTTCGGGACTTGAAAGAATTACTGGTGTCAACCAGAAACAGCTTGGACACTACATCAGCGGCTACAGGCATCCGT